TGCATTGCCTAGGCTGGCAATTTGAGCTGTGGCAGTGCTGTCGAATTGGATGGCGGATTGCGCATTGCCCAGGTTGGCGACTTGGCCAACGGCGGTGGTTTCAAATTGGATCGCGGATTCTGCATTGCCGATGTTGGCAACTTGGGCCACGGCGGTGCTATCAAATTGGATAGAAGTTTGACTGGTGGCCGGTTGTGCGACTTGGGCCACGGCGGAGGTGCTGAATGCCATGAGGGCCAGAGCTACACCATAATTAAAAATAGTTCCGGACGTTGTGGAATCGATGCTAATCTCCACTTTGCCTTGGCCGTGAAATAGCCAGCCGTCTAGCTGTAGTTCGGCTTCAATGGTGAGGTTTTCCTGCGGGTCGGCAATGGTGATGGTCCAGCCGTCGATGGTGATGAGGCCGTGTGCGGTTTGTTCGCCATTGGTAACGGTTTTGCCGTTGATTTGGAAATAAAGCAGCTCGTGATCTGGGTGAGCTGGAGTAAAGGTGAGGGTGAGAGGAGATCCGGCTGGATGGTTGTGGCCGTATTGCCAATTGAAATCACCGCCCAGGGGTGGAAGATCGGTGTAAATACTGAGGATTTCCGGAATTTCCGGGAGGGGTACGGGGTCGCCGATGTGAGCGGGGAGGTATTTAGGCGGCGTGGTGAGTTGATACCCAATGTTTAAGAGTGGAGAGCTGGGGTGTACTTCGAGGTCTTCAACCCGGTATTCCCCGCCGACCATAGAAAAGACGTCGCCGATAGTGAAGGCAAATGGGAGGTCGCTCTTTTTGAAGGTGAGTCCGCCGTCGATGTTGTGGGCGTTGCCTCCAATTTGAAGCTCTTCAATGTAGTCTTGATCGCCTGGAATGGCGGTCAGGACTTTGCCATTCATCCATACGTTGATTCCCTGACCTAAATCAACGAGTTCATCGAATGCGGCTTCCAGGGCTTCTGTGACTTCGTCAGGCATTGAGAGAAAGGACGGTTGCCAGAGCCGCTTGATGGGTCCGGCTGCCGTTTATTTTGCAGGGCCTTTTTGGAGTGCCTTTTTTGGGGCCGGTTTTTTACCGATCAGGCTGTAGATTCCGCCGAACTTTCGTTGCTGAACGCATCGAGAAGCGGAGCTTTGCCAGAATATTTCCTCGAACTGTTGCCCACTATGTTTGCCGTCGGCATGACGAATTTTGTCGTACAATTCGCGAACTTTGGCGGCATCGGAAGTAAGGATAATATTGACTTCTTTGCCTTCTGTTGTTCGGCCATACAGGTGGTTGATCGGGGGTTTCATGTGGTGGGAAATAAGGATTGGTAATTTAGGGCCGTGAAGGAATGGCCTTCACGGCCCTGGGGAAATATTACCTGACTTAGGCAGCGGCTTTCTTGTAGAAAAGCGTTTCAGGTGCAGGCACTTTGTGGCCGACGTAGACGCGGCAAACAATGTTGTATTGCTCAGTTGGCTCAGTGACCCATTGTTGGCGGAATTGGAGAGTAATTCCTGTTTCAGGATCGTTGACCGTGCGGTAGATTACACCAGGTGCGTCTTCTGCAGGTGGGACAAATGGCACACTGGTCACGACCCCGAGAGATAGTGAATTGCCAGCAAACAAGCGAGGCTCGCTGAATGCATTGGTGACGTGTACACGGAAATTGCCGATACGCTCCGGAAGTCCGCCGTTTACATACGTGCCGTTTGCGTCGATGTTTTCATTGAGTCCGTTATTGACTCGCTCCATGCGAAGCGGCAAAGCGTACTCTTCAGACATCGCAATAAAGCGACCGCCCTTGGCCACTTTGGCAAGATTCATTTCTGAATCGATGCCGAAAAGGTCCGTATGGGTGAAATTGGCGGGGTTAAAGTTGGCGGTGGTATTACCTACTAGAGCGCCTTCAACCAGATGATCTTCAGCATGAGAGAGAATGCCTTCGCCCATGGCTTGAGCGGATGGGATGGCGTAGAGTTCCCTCAAATCAATCGCGCTGGCGTGGAGGTCAGTGCCAAGAAGCTCCATGCGGTCATAGATTTCATCATCCAGAGTGATGGTCGTTTCAGTTGCGCTGACAGCCGTATTTTCGTAAGCCGCTGTCGCCTTTTTACGCTTTGCCACTCGTGGGGCCGGAACTTTGGCGTTCAGGGTTTCTCCCAAACGAAGGGAGACTTCAGAGAACTTCTTTGGAAGGCCGCGGTAGATGGCAAGATCTGCCCGCAATGCGAAAATGATTTCCTGAGCGATGATATCAAGGCTAACGGCTCCGTGAGGTGCAAGTGTGTTTGGCATGATTTTTTAGAAATTGGAGGTTATTGGATTTCGGTTTGTGTGGTGAATTGGGCTCAGTTTTGGCCGAAAAGCGCAGGGCGAATGTGCTTTTCGTAGTAGAGAGAGGCTTCGCGGGGGTTTTCGAGGGATTGATAGTGAGCTTGATGTTGCTCGATAGTCCGGTTTTCGGGTGTGGTGTCTTCGCCCCCGTCTCCGGCGCTTTCGCCTTCGACTGGGGCAATGCCGGTGTGGGCCATGACTTTGGCTGCAAACTCTTCGTTGCTGACCTGTTTATCCTCCATGGATTTTAGGCGGGTTTCGAAATCGTCGGTCAGGTTTTTGATTTCGGCGGCGTGTTCGGTCTGCTTTTTTTCCAACTCGGTCTTCAGTTCGGTCAACTGGTTTTCGAGTTCGGTGTTGGAGTTGAGCAGGTTTTGCAGGTGCGTGGAAAGTTCGTTGAGTGCTTCGTTGTCAATTTCCTGGGAGTCTTCGCCTTTGGCGGTGGCGAGAGCAGCCAGGACAGCGGCGGCGGATGTGGTAGCGGTGGACTTTGGCATGGTGGAGTTTGGTTTTGGTTACTTTGTGAAAGCCTTTTTAAGTAGAAGGGCGTTTGAAAAACTTGGTGGGTTTACTCTTCTTTTGATGCAAGGGTAAGGGCTTGGACGGCGGTGCCGATGGCGTCGATAAGGCCGAGGTTGAGGGATTCGGCGGCGGTGTAGGAAAATCCGTCGAAGGCAGCTCGGGAAACGGTGTCACCGCGGGCGGTGGTGATGGCGGCGGTAAAGTCGCGGGTGATTTCGTCTACTTGAGCCTGGAGTTTGGCCCGTTGTTCATCAGTGAGAGAGGTGCCTTGGATTCCTGCGGCCTTGTGGGTGCCGTCGGTATTTTTGATCACTTCGCGTTTGAGACCGGCTTGCTCATAAGCTTTGGACCAATCCAACAACGCCATGTAGGTGCCAACGCAGCCTATTTGGGAGGATTGCGTGGCGACGATGTGACGGCATTGGGACGCGATGTAATAGGCGGCGGAGCAGCAAAGGCCGTTGACGTGGCCGATGATGGGTTTGATTTGGTCGACCTGGTCGACGATGGCGGCAAGTTCTGGGGTGCCGATGGCGGTACCGCCGGGAGAATCAATGTGGAGTAAGATGGAATGAACCTTGGTGTCGTTGGCGGCGTTTTCAATGAGGGCGCCGACTTCTTCGGGGTCAACAACTCCGTACCAACGCTTTTCCCAGTCTTCGGCTTTGCGGATGATCGGGCCTTGGATTGAGATGTTGGCAACAGTGCGCTGGCCAAGATGGGTGAGGTTGTAGGCAAGCGGCTCCAGGGGTGGGAGTTCTTCGGTGAAGAAAAAGGACCGGATGTCTTTTTCGGCGGAGAGCCGGAGAGATTCCAGGTATTGAGTGTGGGTTTCCTGACGAATTAGCCAGGGTTCGGAGTTTAATTTGTTGAGAGCTGCAGTAATCATGAATCGTCGTCTTCGTCTTCGGAGTTTTTGGAAGGGGTTTGCGTGGTAGCGGAATCGGTGGCAAAGGTGCCGTTTGCGGTGGGCGTGGAAAGGCGGTCGAGGGCGAGGGTTAAAGGGATGTCGAGTTCTTCAGCTAGTTGTTTGGCTTGGGAAATGATCTTCTTTTCCTCTATGTAGATTTGGTCGGTTTCGTCTTCCCAGTCGCGGTCCCGGTTTGCGTAGTACTCTTGGCGAGACATGAGCCCGCTTGCTACGTCGTCGCGGTCTGCTTTAGCGTCGCGGCCTGCGTCAATGGAGAGTTTCCGGGGCGGTTGGAGGCGGCATTTGTACCAGCCCTTTTGCGGTGGGAGTTCCTTGCGGTCGATGCCAAGGCCGATTACGTAGGCCCAGGTGCGGCGGCAGAATGGGGCTAGGAGTTTGCGGCGGGAGGTCAGGCCTTTGTCGACTCGGCTTAAAATGGAGCGGTGGCCGGGGCCTGTGATGCCTTTGGGATTGATGATCCATTCAAAGGGGAAGCCGTAGCCGATGCAGTAGTCGCGGAGCAGGTAATCGAGGAATCCGTTGAAAGTGCTGGAAGGCCGGTCGTGGTCGAGTTGTTTCAGGTCGACTCCTGGAGGCATGACTGGCACTTCGGTTCCGAGGACTCGTTTGACGAATTTGGCGGCTTTTTCGATTTCGTCGGGAGGGGATTCTTCTTCGCCTTCGGTTTCTTCGGCAGGGGTGGGGTTTGCGTCAATGCGCTCAAATTCTTCTTCTTCCAGTTCGCCCTCAGATGAGGTGAAATAGGGCATGAGGGAAGAGAGATACTTGACGGCCAGTTTTTCGTGGCCGAGGATTTCGCGTTTGTCCTTGAGGTGGGCTAAGGCGAAGGAAATGAGGGGCATTCCACGGCGTTGGCGAACGCGGTCAGTATTACGGAGCAGGAGGGCGGAAAAGGCGGGGATTGGTTTAGTTATGCCTTTTCTGGTGGTAATGGCGTAGCGGGTATTGCGGCCAACTGTGTTTTGCCGGACGCCTTCGGACCAGCTGCTGTCTGGATTGCGAATCGTGCCGTTGGCAATGCGATGGCTTTCGATCAATTGAACGGCGGGGGCTCCGTCAAAGTGTGTGGT